CAGTTGGGAACAACTTTCTTACCTTTCTTTTTCATACCTTGTTGGGTATAACCATCCCAACACTTCTCATCAATCTGCTGACTACCTGTGATTGGTTCTGGTTTGATAATATCTACAAATTCATATTCAGTTGCTTGAAAATCATCTCTCCAGTTAGAGAACTCATAAGACTCTGATTTATTGCCCCAGTTATCGGCACCAACTTTACGGCACTTTACAAGTGCTCCAGATGCATAAGCAGAAGGCCAAACAGAATAACGTGACTTCACTTTATGATAGCAGGCATCTTTTTTGCCACTACCTTTTCCTGGTTTATCTTTTACTTCCTGAATGTCCATTCCTTCAGTCCTTACATTAGTTGGTTTTGCTCCACCAGATTTTTCTGGTTGGTTGGGATCTTGACGATTTTTTCTTCTTCTTGCTCTTTCTTCTTCCTCATCGCTCAAATTTGCTGCCATTTTTGAACTTCCGCATTTTGGTGTAGAAGTTTGTCCAGGTTGACGGGCACAGGGTTTACCTGCAAATTTTCCCCCAAGCTGAACCCATCCAGGTTTTCCATCAGAAGATTTTGATTTACCAAACCAATCTCGAAGACCTTGATCTCCCGACTTTGTTGCCATTATTTAAAAGCAAGATTATTCCTTATTATTTAGAAAACCTTGCTTTAGCATTTTTTGTAGTTCAGATGTCGATCCAACAAACACTGCGTTATTGGTGACATTATTAGTAGTCTTTTTAGAATCTTCCTCAACTTCCTTAAGTTTTTTCTGAAGATCTATCAACTTGTCGGTAGTATCAGCAACACTCTTAATCAACTGCCCTGCGACCTCGTATGCTCTTGGACTGCCTCCTTCACCTGCTACCTCCATAATGCCATTGATTGCCTCCTGACCCTTCTCTATGAGGGAATAGAGATTTGCACGACTATACTCATAATCTTTATCGATATGACCATCTCTCGTCATATCGATATGTTTAATCTTAGAAGACTTATTTTCCGATTTAATGATATCACTCGTTGTATTGAGTGCATTATCTATCGATTCATAATTATCAGACATAACTATTAAATATCAGTTTTTTGGGTTGGACTGTATTGTTTAGAATCTTGGAAAAAATCCCATTCCTCATTAAATCCAAAATCATCACCAGGTTCAAGAAGTGCATCATCAATTGAATTAATTTCTCCATCATTATTCTTATCTTCAAGTGATTTGGGTGTTACAGTATATCTCATTTCACGTTTTGCAGTTTGAGTGTTTGTACCCGAATACATATCAACTTGAACCTTACGAATAAGACCATCTGTAGAATCTGCAATAGGACCAAATAGGTGTGTTTTTGCAGTAAATCTTAAAGTATAAATGAGTGCTCTTCTAGTTGCAAAATCTCCCTCATAGTCATCTTGAAAATCAATACTATCGAGAACTATAGGAACATCTCTTTTTTCTCCGATAGAATCGACTAAATCAATTGTTAAATTGAAAGATGGTTGAAAAAATGGTAATATTTGTTCTATTATTTGCAGTACATCATCATTTAATTTACTAAAAATATTTAATTCGAATGTAATATTATAAGGAACGGGCATATATACCTTTTTTACATTCCCTCCATCATCGCAAGCTTTAAATGTTTGGGTAATTCCAGTTTTTCTTGTTGGATCATATTGTATTCCAATCATCTCAAATGACATTCTTGGAAGTGTAATAGCAACAGATTTTGATAATTCTGCCTGCTGTTGTATTTTTGCTAAAAATTTCTGAGAAGGTCCGTATGATAAACCAACTTTCATATCAGAAATAGTATTGTCTGAATCATTTTTGTGATGAATATGAATATCATTAAAAAGTGTGCCAAATGACACGATGGTTTTTCTAATGATCTCGTGATAGTAATATGTTCCTAACATTAATATGTACCAAATGGATTTGATTCTGTAAAGTCTAGTATTTTATCTGCCTCCGATTCAAAATCATCATTGTCTGAATATTGATCACTTGATGAGGTATCTAAATCATAGGTCTTTAAAGTATATATTGCGGAAGAAGATGATCCAACAATATTTTCCCCTTCACTAAATGTTCCACTATTTATAGAAACTCTTAAAGTTTTATCAATATCTTGTCCAGGATTAGTCCATGACTTAACTTCGGCAGTAACTCCAGAAAGAGATCCAGTAACAGTTTCAGATACAATATAAGTACCAAATCCTACAGAAGGTGGTGGAGAAACAGTAATATTTGGTATTGTTGTGTATCCAGAACCAGCATTTGTTATTAAAACTTCAGAAAGTCTTCCTGATTGAATTCTTGATATAGCTGTTGCTGTTGTTCCTCCACCAACTGGAGGATCTATTGTAATTGTTGGAGGTTGATAATATCTGTCTCCTTTATCGGTGATTCCAATATTTAAAATAGAACCTGTTGATATAATACATGTTGCGATAGCACCAGAACCATTACCTCCAGTGATAGTCACTGTAGGTGGCTCTGTATAACCATATCCAGTATTTGTAATTAAAATCTCCTTTATTGATTGAATACCTCCGACAGAAGTTGTTATTGCTACGGCCGTGGCAGTTTTTGAATATTGCGATGTTGGGAGGGCACCTAATATTCCACTTGTATCTGGATCTCCTCCAGGATCACTAATTGTAACAGTAGGTATTTCAGTGTATCCTGAACCATCATCTAAAAGAACAACTTTACTGACTCCAGTAAGAGAACTAACTGATGCTTGACATTCTGCAGTTCCTCCAAAAGCAACCAACTTTAGATCAGTAATATATCCAACGTCTTCTAAAACTTCATCAATTTCCGAAATGCCGGTATCAATTTCTTCATCTTCATATTCAAAGAGTTCGCAAGATATCTCATAAACATAATTTTTTCCTAACTGATAAAAGGGTTTTTCAACTTCAACTCTCTTAATTTCAAATAATCTTTCTCCAAGTGGAAAATAAACTAAGTCTCCTTCTTTGGGTCTATCAACAAATACTAAATCTTCTCCTGGATAGTATATTTGAGATACTGACATTATTTCTGCCAAATATGGAGAAATAGATTCTTCAAATCTTTCCTTTGAAATAACTAAAGATATTTCATTTTTGAGTCTTAAACCAAATTTGGTCATAAGATCACTACCTGGAGCATATCCATCATAGTTGTTTAAATATGCTTCAATTATAAAACTTGAATCAAATTTTGATGATTGAACTTCATTTAATATATTATCAGTTTTTAAAAGTTTTCTTGGAATATAATAAACTTCTATTCCATAAATTTTTAACTGCTCATTTATTAAGTCTTGTACAAGACCTTGTTCTCCAGATGATCCTTGAAGGAAAAAGGGATTCAGTGCCATAATTAACCAATCAAATCTAAAGGTGGTAATTCATATTCAGATGCCATTCTTTGTTTAATATCATCCAATTCTCTTTCTGCATCTTCATATATTTGTCTTCCATTTAACTCAATACCCCCAGGAAGTTTAACTCCATTAAACTTAATCAAATTTTGTCCCCATTGTCTTTTTATCAATGAAGTAAGATATTTTTTTACAAAAGAATCATTGTATATTTGATTGAATGATTCTGGATCTAGTGCCCTATAGCAATCAATCACAAAAAATGTATCTTTAGATTGTGCTTTCCAATCTATATCCAAATATAATCTATCTTGCCTTTTATTAAATCTTACTTGTTTTTCCGTTGTAAGTAAAAAATCAATATCTTCAAGATATGATTTAGTCATTGCATATTGCAAAAGATCAACGGAATTGAAATAATATAAATCGTTCAAAAATAATTGATATTTTATGCTGAACATTCCACCAGAAATTGAACTGGTATCAAATTTAAATATTTTTTCAATTCCAATTACTGAATCTGGAACTTGAATAAAATTCGATGTTTCATAAAAGTTTGAAGTTATAGTTCCCAATCCACTTATATTTGTTGAAGTTCCCGTTGTTGTTACAATACCAACCCCATCCGTTCCATTTGCTTTTCCTCTGTCTAAATCATCTTGAGAAACTTTATACTTTAAATACATTCTCTCAACACCGTCATAGTGACGTTCATTGAAATATTGAATTGTATCATCGACCAAATCATCGATTTGATCATCATCTACATTAATTTCTAATACGGGAGCACCTAATCTTCTTAAACAATAATCAATTAATTGCTGCCTACTACTTGGTTTTGACATTAGTAAACACCTCCATCAATAACACTAGTCCAGGTAACAATTCCTGATGGTTCATCAGTTGTTAGTATAAAATTACTCGTTTCTATCGCAGTTGAAGTGTTTCCAGTGCTTACCAATTTTCCGTCATTATTAAAATATCCTATACCATTTGGACCATTAAAATTATTTTGATATATTAAATATTCCTGTACATATAAATCGGATCCTACATATAAGTCACCTCTAAAAGTGGTGACTCCAGTAACATCAAGATTCTGAGTCGTTGTTGTGTCGGTTACATTTATATTTCTTACAAATCTAAATGTATCTGTTGTAATAAATTTAGATGTATTTGCATTATACTCTAAAAAGTATCCATCAGCCAAAGATGATGCGTCAACATCACTTAAATCTAAAACTCTAGATACAGATGATCCACTAATATTTGAAAGGACTTTTATTACCCCTTGACCACCAATTCTATCTGGTATACTTGGCATTACCTTGTTACCCCCGGTCTTACTAAAGCCATACCTTCAAATGCTTTATATTTTGCTCCTCCAGAATCCAATCCCCCAATCTCAACCATAACATCATAAACATATCTTCCAGGCTTTAAACTTAATGTTTGCTCATCTGTCAGAGAAAGTTGGATGATGCCAACTTCCGCATCTAAAATTGTAGATGTAAAAGAAACTGATGTGGAACTAGAAGGATTTTTTCTCAGTTGTGCAGTAACACCATATCCAGTAATATTGAGACTAGAATTTGTTCTAGAATCTCCTAAAGCAAAAGAACTTGAAAAATCAAATCCCTGCTCGATCAAGATATTGGATACATAAACTGCCATTATTTTTATGAATTATTATCCTTTAGATATTTATATGAATTATTGAAGCAATCATTTTGACAAAAAATCTTTAAGTAAAGATTT